ATTCCGTCACCGTCTGCCCCCGCCAACCCACCTGCGACAGTGCGGGCGCGGCATCCCTCTACGCGGCCAACGGTGAGCCGGTGGAAGACTATATGATCCTGGCAGACGAGCGGGTCAAGATCGTCGTCAGCTCGGGCGGGAACATCAAAACCGGGATGTTCCATATCACGATGGGATAGAACACGAATTACACACATTTGAACACGAATTCCACAAACACGAATTACACAAATTACGACGAATTACACCAATTACAATTCGTGCAATTCGTGTTTGTGGAATTCGTGTTCTGAGGAGATAACGATGCGAATAAAGATGACCAAGACCGCGGCTGGGCCGCAAGGCGTTTTCGCGGCCGGCAAAGAATATGAGATCGACGATGCCCTCGCCGAAAGGCTGCTGATCGGCTCAGCGGCCGTGCCCGTGGACCAGCCCAAGCCTGCTGATTTCGAGGCAAAGACCGAAGCCAAAGACATCATGGCAGAAACCGCCACGGCCGAACCGGACGGCGAGACCGCAGACCTGCCGGCGAGCAGGCCGCGAAAGTACGGCCGCAAGGGTAGGTAGACAGGAGTAGACGATGACGCAGGCCTGGAAGGTCACCGGGCAGCCGAGCCGCGAGCCGATCACGGTCGACGAGGCGAGACTGCACTGTTACGTCGATGCGGACAATACGGAGGTCGATTCGCTGATCGACCGCCATATTGCTGCCGCGCGCAAGCAGGTTGAAAACGACGCAGAACTGTCACTCATCACGCAGACGATCACGCTGACGCTCGATGAGTTCCCCGCGAACGGCGGGCCGATCCGCCTTCCGCGGCCCCCCGTCCAGTCGGCAACGATTGCCTACAAGGACTCTGCCGGGATCGTACGGACCCTTGCCCCCGCAATGTATATCGTCGAGACCAGCAAAAAACCGGGGCAGATATCGCTGGCCTATGGGCAATCCTGGCCCGCCACCTATGGCCAGGTCGGCGATGTGATCGTGACGGTGATCGCAGGGTTCGGGGCCGATGGGAACTTCGTCCCGGCCACGCTGAGGCAGGCGATGCTCCTGCTGATCGACGATATGTACGAGCATCGGGCACGACAGATCGAGCGCGTGACACTGGCTGAAAACACGACGTACTGGAACCTGGTCGGCAGCGAGGCGATGAAGACGTACTCGTAGGAGAACACAAATTTGAACACGAATTGCACGAATTGTAATTGGTGTAATTCGTCGTAATTTGTGTAATTCGTGTTTGTGGAATTCGTGTTGTTCTTTCGTGAAATTCGTGTTTGAACATGAACGCCGGAAAACTCAGACATCGACTGACGATCCTGTCCCCGAGCGAGGAGCAAGGCGCGACAGGAGACGTAACGACGAGCTGGTTGGTGGTCGCTGTTACCTGGGCGTCGATCGAGCCGCTCAGCGGCCGGGAAATCATGGTCGCCCAACAGCCGGTCGGAGAGGCCACACACCGCGTCCGAATGCGATACAGGGCCGGCATCGGGCATGATTACCGCCTCCAGTTCGGCGAGCGGATTTTTGAAATCGTCTCGATCGGCAACATCGAAGAACGCAACGCCGAGTACGAGATACTTTGCCGGGAAGCAATCTGAGGAAATAGGGAACAGGGAACAGGGAACAGGGAACAGGGAAGAAAAGATGGCGAGCGTGTGTGTAATGACTGTCCAGGGGGCCGCGGAACTGGAGCGGAAACTGCTGACCTTGGAGCGGAAAATCGCCCGTAAGGTTGTCCGCCAAGCCCTGAGAAAGGGCGCCAAGATCGTCCAGGGCGCGACGAAGATCGGCGCGCCTGTGAAAACGGGGCGTATGCGAAAAAGCATCATGATTCGGAAACCCCGCGGTCGCGATAGGCCGGGAACATATTCGCTCGCAGTGCTCTTTGATACCGCTAGGTATCCGGGACTGATCAAGTATAGCCGCGCCGGGAAACGATATTTTTACCCGGCTGCCGTTGAGTATGGGCATGGAGATGTTGCAGGTCACCCGTTCGTCCGCCCGGCGTTCGAGAGCCGGGAGGCGGAAGCGAGGAGTTTGATCCTCTCTGATATCGCCGCGGGCATCGAACGTGTAGCGGCGGAGAAGGCATAGGCGGGACAAAATGTCAAGCATCGAGGAAGAACTCAAGACGTTCATCTGCGCGGATGAGGCCGTCGCCGCGCTCATCAGAGGGCGGATGTACCCGGTGGTAGTGGCACACGATGCCCTCCGGCCGTTCGTCGCCTACGCCCGCACCGGGACCGACCGCATCCGTACACACAGCGGATACGGCGGACTGACGACCGTTCGGATGCGCCTGAGCTGCTGGGCCGGCGGGTACGACGCCGCGATGACACTGGCCGATGCGGTGCGGGCCAGGATTGATAACATCGGCAAGAGCACCTGGGGCGAACTGATCATCACGCGATGCTTTGTCACTGATGAAAATGACGTGGTCGAACTATCACCCGAGCTGATCGAGCATAGGGTCTTCGGGCGCAACCTCGACGTGGAAATCGCATTCAAGGAAAGCTGAAAGGCGAACCACTCTTTGGCAAAGAACACAAAGGACACAAAAGTCAAAGATGAGAAGGCAAAAGCGGAATTGATATAGGAGAAAACAATCATGGTAACTGATGGATTCGGATTGACGCTGTCCGGCTCGGAGAGCGGGGCGATCGGATACCTGATCGACGGTGTCCCCCCGGGCATCCAGCGGAACAAGATCGATACGACGACGCATTCCAACGCCGACGGATGGGAGTCCAGCCAGCCTTCCGTCCGGAAGGCCGTGCCCGATACGACCTTCACGCTGCTCTACGATCCCACTATCGCCACGGCGCTGTATGCCGCCGCCGCCGCCGAACCCGCCACGGCGGTGGAGACCTGGACGATCACGGATTCCGACGGGTCCACGTGGGTCTGCGATGGCTACATATTGGAGCTCGGGGTGGATGCGATCCCGACCGATGACGGTATCAAGCAGACCATTACAATGGCCTGGACCGGCGAGCCGGTATACACGGCGGCGGCGTAAGGATGAAATCTCGCCGAAGGCGAGTAACTAAAGCCCACGGATAGCCATCCGTGGGTTTTATGTATGACCACCATACACAGGAGATACAACCATGAGCGTAAGCGTACTATATGCCTCAACGATAACGGTGACGGAAACCCTGGAGACGAACATCGATTCGATGGCCATGGGCGCGGCCCGGCAAGTGGTCCACGCGGCGTTCAACGAGAGCGGGACACTGAACGCCGCGTCGGATCCGCCCGCGACGAAGGTGGCGGAGTTCGTTCAGGCGCTGACGGATGGTGCGGCAACCGTGGACCTGACCGCACTTACGGGAACCAATGGGGCATCCGTGGACGGCAGCGGACTGAAGGTCCAGCTCATCCGCGTGAAGAACCTCGGCGACAATACACTGACGCTGACCGTCGGGGCGGACAACGGCTACAATCTGGCCGGGGCTGGATTCTCTCACGCCCTGGAGTCCGGTCAGATCTTCGAGATGCACGGTAACGATGCGACGCCCGATATCGCCGGGGCGGATTGTGAGATCGACCTGGCGGGCACCACCACGCAGACCTCCGAGTGGACGATTGTCATGGGGTAAACACGAATTTCACGAACCGACATACGAATTTCACGAATGGCGCAGCCACAAGTTGAAATTTGTGTAATTCGTGTGTTCCTATTCGTGTAATTCGTGTTTTCCAATTCGTGTTCCCGTGTAATTCGTGTTTTCCGGAAAGGAAGAAACAGAATGACGCTCAGCAAGGAAACAATCGCCGGGGCGAAGGACCTGACCTTCAAGGATGTGAAGGTCCCTGAGTGGGACGGATCGGTCCGGGTTCGGGTGCTGACGGCGAAAGAGGAAGATGACTATGAGGAATCGATTATCACGATGGAGGAGTCGGAGGGGGTCAGGCATATAACGCCGAACCTCACCAATGCCAAGGCCAAACTGATCGCCCGATGCCTGGTCGATGAAAATGGCGATCCGATCTTCGCCACCGTCGCTGAGGGCGAAAAGGTCCTGGGCGGAAAGTCCGCCAGCGCGATCAACCGCATCTACAGGGTGGCGGTGAAGCTCAACGGGCTCTCGAAGCAGGACATCGAGGAACTGGTAAAAAACTCCGAAACCGCCCTACCCGAAGATTCGCCTTCCGATTAGGACTGGCAACGGGTAGGACGGATATCGATGAGATGCTGCGGGGGATGAGCTCCCAACAAATGGCCGAATGGATGGCCTACGCGCGGATCGAACCGTTCGGCGACCAGCGGGCGGATATGCGGGCCGCGCTGATCTGCTGCGCGGCGGTCACGCCGTACGCCAAGAAGGGACACTTGCCCAGACTCAGCGACTGGATGCTGTCGAGCGAGAGCGAGCAAGAAAACGATGATGCGGATGAAAAGGCGATGCTCGGACCGAGAGAGATGATGCACGTGCTGAGGGGTTTCGCGGGGAAACACAAATTACACTAATTACTTCGTGGAATTAGTGGGTAAAACATGTCTACCATTGCATCACTCACCGTCTGGCTGCGGGCCAAGACCGCGGCCTTCGACCGCGCCATGCACGGCAGCGGAAAGAGGGTCTCGGGATTCTCACAGGCCGTCTCGCGGGCCAATAGAATCATGGGGACCTTCGGGATCGCGCTGGGCGGGTACGCGGCGGTCAACTTCCTCAAGGGCAGCGTGGAGGCCTTCGGCGTCCAGGAAAAGGCCGTCCGCCGATTGGGTGATGCACTGGACCTCCTGGGCAAACGCGGCGAACTGAAGGGCATGGAGGACTGGGCCCGCTCGATCCAGAAGATCACGACCATCGGCGATGAGGCCGTCCTGGAAATGGCCGCACTTGGGGCCTCCCTGGGCAAGCTCTCCGGCCAGGCCCTCCAGGATGCCACGCGAGCGGCGATCGGACTGTCCCGGGCGGTCGGAGTGGACACCACCGCCGCGATGAGACTGGTCGCCAGGGCGGCTATCGGAGATACCGCACAACTCACGCGATACGGCATCAAGCTGAACGAACTGCTCAGCCCCCAGGAGAAGTTCAACGAGCTGCTCGCCATCGGGGCGAAAAACTTCAACATCGCCACGGGCGAGGCGGCGACGATGACGGGGCAGATCGAGCAGCTCAAGAACCAGTGGGGCGATCTGAGGGAGAAGATCGGCGAATTCACCATGAAAGGCGCCGTCGGTGCGGGCTGGATGACGGGGATATTGACGCCGCCCGCAGAAACGGGTTTCTGGACGGCAGTGGAAAAAGAACAGGATCGGTGGAAACGATACAACCAGCAGATGGAACAGTTGAGGACCGCCGAGAGCAAGTGGTCCAGGACCGTCGGGGTGGAGGCGGAATTGGGGAACCTGCGGACCCGCCTGGCGCTCCAGGAACGCCTGGCCGAAACGGCGAGGGAGATGATGCAGACCGGGCCGGACCTGGCCGCCCGCCAGCGGGCGATGGAGATGGTCAATCAGCACGAGGCGGATGCTATCAAGCTCCGCGAGCAGGTCATCGAGATCGAGGAGCGACTGGCCGAGGCGGTCAAGAAACGCGAGGAGGCCGAAAGGCAGGCCGCACAGCGGAGCGAGGAGATCGCCCGTAGAGATAAGGCGCTGGCCGACCAGGAGGCCGTCCGTGAAAAGGCGCGACTAGCAGAGATCGAAAGGCGCGCGGCAGAGGGACTGGCGATCATCGAGGAACGGTGGGCGCGAATGGCCAGCGAGGCGGATGCGATATTCCAGGCCACGCGAACGCCCCTGGAAATCTACGAGCAGACCATCGAGCGACTCAACGAGCTGCTGGAAGACGGCCGACTGTCCTGGGAGACCTACGGGCGGGCCGTCCGCGATGCCATCCTCCAACGAGACGCGGCATCCAAACCGCGAC